TGGTTCGTTATCAGGTACGGTATACAACGAGTTAATTGCTGATGGTATTACTGGTTTAACAAACGTGTTTAGTTGTAATAACATGGATCTTAATTCTGCTGATTTAACATCAGACGATAATGATGTTTGGTATTACGCAACATTCGTTAACCAAGCTAATAACGGTTATTCAGGTTATTCATTCTACACATCAATATCGGCACTTAACAGTTTAGGTAGTGGTAATTTTAACGGATCATTATCAGGTCAAATGTTCACATTCTCTGGTACTGCGTTCTCAGAATATAATGATGTTGTTGTTGCAACTTTAAGATCAAGAGGTATTAGTTTATACAATTCAACAAGTGCAGGACCAACATATCAAGTTACAGGATTAACTGACGTTGGAATTAGCACCGTTGGTTCTTATTCTGCAATAACAAGAAATCCATTCTCAACTTTTGCAATTACAGGTACAACAATTGAAGGTGAAAACTTCTCATTTGAGACTTCACTTCAAAACTCAGATTCTGAGTACATCACAAAGGTATTCAGTGTAAGTAACTTTGCTAAATTAAGATTTGAAGTTCCGTTATTTGTTGAAGAGGTTTATCAAAACATGTTAAATTATGCTTACAATAAAGGATATATTCGTGGAATAAATGCGGAGTTGATTGCATTACCTGAAGCAAGAGGTGGAGACACATCTTCAATTGCAAATAACTTATTCCAATATCAAAGTCCTGAAACTCCATTTGTTGTTTCTGAACTTAGAGGTAATAAGGTTTATAATTTATTTAAATTCATTTCGATTTCTGACGGTGATTCTGCAAACGTTGAAGTTAAGATTTCTATAATGAATATGTCATTCAATAATAGCACATTCGATATCATGGTTAGAGATTTCTTTGATACTGATGCTAACCCTGTAGTTCTTGAAAAATTCACGAACTGTACTATGGATCCTAACAGTAACTCATTTGTTGCTAAAAAGATAGGTTCTTCTGATGGTGAAAATCCTCTTAACTCAGCGTTTATTATGATTGAGTTATCTGATGAATTCCCTGTAGATGCATTACCTTGTGGATTTGAAGGTTATATTATGAGAGATTACTCTGGTGATGTTTTATCTCCAGTTCCTGTTTATAAAACAGAATATAATTTCCCTGGTCAAGTTATCTATAACCCTCCTTTCGGTACAACAAACGGAGGATCAAATGTGGTAACAAGTCCTGGTGACAATGTGAGAAGAACTTTCTTAGGGTTCTCAAGTTCTCTTGGTATTGATGAATCATTCTTAATGTTCAAAGGTTACCAAAATAATTTGAACCATTGTAATCTTATTGACGGTACACCTTGGAATACTAAAACTAAAGGATTCCACATGGACTCAGGTGCAACGGTTGTTACAATCGGAAATGCGTTTACAACAAGTGGTGAATCATCTTTCTATGTAGGAGACGCAAGTTTCAATTCAGAACCAACAAGTCCTGAAAATCCATATTATAGATTATTCGCTAGAAAATTCACTGTGTGTTTCGCAAAAGGATTTGACGGATGGGATATCTATAGAGAGTCAAGAACAAACGGTGACGACTTTATCTTAGGTTCGACAGGTTATTTAAAAGGTGCATGTCCAACATCAAGATACCCAACAGCAACAGGATGGGGAGCGTTCAAGAATATATCAATTGGTGGAGATGACTCAGATTGGGCAAACACCGACTACTACGCTTACCAATTAGGTATTGCAACTTTTGCAAATCCTGAAGCAACTAACATTAACGTGTTCGCTACTTCAAGTATCGACTATGTTAATAATAGTAATTTAGTTGAAGGTGCGATCAATATGATTCAAGATGATAGAGCTGACTCAGTTTATATCTGTACGACCCCTGATTATAACATGTTTTTACCAACAACGACTGATAATGTAGGATTAATTTTCCCAACAGAAGCGGTTGATAATTTAGAACAAACAGGTATCGATTCAAACTACACAGCGACTTACTATCCTTGGATTCTTGTAAGAGATACTGTTAACAATACACAACTTTACATCCCACCAACAGGTGAGGTTTGTAGAAACTTAGCATTGACTGATAACATTGCATTCCCTTGGTTCGCATCAGCGGGTTACACAAGAGGTCTTGTAAATTCAATCAAAGCGAGAATTAAACTAACTCAAGAAAACAGAGATACTTTATACAAAGGTAGAATTAATCCTATCGCAACTTTCTCTGATGTCGGAACCGTAATATGGGGTAACAAAACGTTACAACAAGCTGATTCAGCATTAGACAGATTGAACGTAAGAAGACTTTTACTTCAAGCTCGTAAATTGATTTCAGCAGTAGCGGTAAGATTATTGTTTGAACAAAACGACGAGATTGTAAGACAACAATTCTTAGATAGTGTTAACCCAATCCTTGACTCTATTAGAAGAGACAGAGGTATCTACGACTTCCGTGTGACAGTTTCATCTTCACCTGAAGATCTTGATAGAAATACACTAACAGGAAAGATTTATCTTAAACCAACGAAAGCTCTTGAATTCATCGATATTGAATTCTTAATCACACCAGCAGGGGCTACGTTTGAAAATATCTAAAATTAATTGGGGGGACTAGTTCCCCCCTTTAGCCAAAATGAAGAAAGAATTTAAAGAAGGGTTCGATACCAAAGGTACTCCAGATATGAAATATTATGCATTCGATTGGGATGATAACATTGTTCATATGCCGACTGAAATTGTTTTAAAGGACGATAACGGGGAGGAAGTTGGTATGTCAACTGCAGATTTTGCAGAATATAGAACAAAGGTTGGAAAGGGTGATTTTGATTATAAGGGTCACACTATTGTGGGTTTTGCTGAAAATCCTTTCAGAAATTTTAGAACGGAAGGGGACAAACAATTTATAATTGATGCGATGAAAGCTAAAGTTGGTCCTGCGTTTGATGATTTTAGAGAAGCGATTAACAATGGTTCAATATTTTCAATCATCACAGCAAGAGGTCACAACCCCAACACTTTAAAACAAGCGGTTTACAATTACATAATAAATAATTTTAATGGGATTAATAAAGAAGAATTGATTAAGAATCTCAGAAAATACCGTTCATTTGTGGGTGAAGAAGAAATGACGGACAATGAATTAATAAAAACATATTTGGAACTCAACAAATACCATCCTGTTTCTTTTGGAGATGAGGGGGGTGCAACTAATCCTGAAGAAGCGAAGGTTGTTGCAATGGAAGGGTTCGTGGATTACATCAAAGGTTTGGCTGCATTATTTAATAAAAGAGCTTTCCTTAAAAAAGACATCGCTAATAAATTTACTCCTACAATAGGTTTTTCAGATGATGACATAAGAAATGTAGAAGTAATGAAAAATAGATTTGATAAAGATCCAGATAATATAGTTAAAACTTATTATACTGGTACTGGAAAGAAAACTAGAATGAAATAATGAATACTTTTTTTTGACGATAAAGTAAAGAGAAAAAAATTATTCGAGATATATTTATACTTATAAACACAAAAAGAAAAAACTAATATACTATGGCTGACTTACTGATGAAAATGCCTATACCTTACGAACCGAAACGTCAGAATCGATTCATTTTGAGATTTCCTTCGACATTGGGTATTAATGAGTGGTTTGTGGAGTCTGCAGCAAGACCTCACATAACAATCGGATCTACAGAGATTCAATTTTTGAATACTTCTACTTACGTTGCTGGTAGATTTAACTGGCAACCAATTAACGTTACATTCCGTGATCCAATTGGACCATCAGCGGCTCAGGCTCTTATGGAATGGGTTCGTCTACATGCAGAATCTGTTACAGGTCGTATGGGATATGCCGCGGGTTACAAAAAGGATATCGACCTTGAAATGTTGGATCCAACAGGAGTTGTGGTTGAGAAATGGATTCTTTACGGAACTTTCTTAACAGACGTTAACTTCAACGCTTTATCATATTCTCAAGACGCTTTAGCAAACATTACAGCTTCTTTAAGAATGGACAGATGTGTACTTATCTATTAATACTTTATAAAAAGTAAAGTCAGTTTATATTTAACCGTGAGGACAAAACCTCACGGTTTTTTTTATGGATAATCAAACAGCGCAATACGCACAACAGAATTTATCGTTACCCCATGACGTGGTACCTTTACCATCAGGAGGTGTATTTTATAAAAGCAAAAAATCTACGGTTAAAGTAGGATATCTTACCGCAAATGATGAAAACATCTTGATGGGTGGATCAGACGATTTAACCATGGCATTGGTTCGTGCTAAATTATTCGAGCCAGACCTTAGACCTGAAGAACTTTTGGAAGGGGACATTGAGGCAATTCTAATCTTTTTGAGAAACACGGCTTTTGGACCTGAAATGGTTGTCAATGTTACAGACCCTAAAACAAATCAACCATTCCAAGCAACTGTGTTGTTAGATGAGTTGAATATAAAAAAAGGATCGAAACCAAACGAAGAAGGTTTATTTGAAACAATATTACCTGTGTCTGGTGCATCAGTCAAATTGAAACCATTGAGTTTTGGTGACTTAGTCGAACTTAGAATCATGGCTTCGAAATACCCTGCAGGTCGACCAGCACCAAGAG